TTCCAGAGAAACTTATGACGAAAAATGGATAGAATGTACAAAGAAGAGGTATCGCTATGCTCAGTAAAATAAAAGTTTACGGCAGACTAGCTCGCTTTTTAGGACAAAATACTTTTGAGGCTGAAGTAAATTCTACAGTAGATGCAATTAGATTTTTAGTGGCAAACTTTCCTGACTTACAATCGCACATGATAGAGCAAAACTATTGTGTAAAAGTTGGAGAATATCAAATAAACGATAAAGAATTAGATATTCCTGTTGGTCAGCAAGAAGTAAAAATAGTACCCGTAGCTGTAGGTGCTAGAGGTATTGGAAAATTTTTGTTAGGAGCAGTCCTCATAGGTATTGCAATAGCAGCCCCAGGTGCAGGATTTGCTTTTGGTGCTAAAGGTGTAGGTTTTATAGGTGCAGGAGCAGCCCCAAGTGCTCTTATGGCTGCTGTAGGAAATTTGGGTATATTTTTTGCACTGTCAGGTGCAGCAGAGATGTTAAGTCCCGTGCAAAATAATAGTACCAATGACGATCCAAATAGCTTCGCATTTAATGGAATTTTAAATACTGTAAATGCAGGAGTTTCAATACCAGTAGTTTATGGAGAAGTATTCACTGGATCTATAATTGTATCAGCAGGAATTGATACAGAGGATTTCTCAGGAGGAACGTAATGTTTAAAATACCTGGAGTTGATATAGGAGCAGGAAGAAAAGAAATCCAACTGAACCCTTTTAAATGGTTTGGTGGTAATAATAATGCACAAGCCTCTGTTTTACCCGCTCAAATACAAAGCAGACAAGCGTTAAATTTAGTTGAGGTGCTTTCAGAAGGTGAAATCGAAGGTTTTCCATCAGCAGCAGGATTAACTAAAGGAACTGAAGCCTATAACAAAGCAGCTTTAAAAGATGTATTTTTTGACAAAACATCTGTTGTAAAACCTACAGCAAACTCTAATAATATTGTTGATGCAGATTTTAACTTTAAAAATGTATCTTTTGAGCCTCGTTTTGGAACGTCAAACCAAACTTTTATTAAGGCTATAAGTGATATAGAAACAGAAATAAATGTAAATGCCCCAGTAACTAATTCAACATCCGTTACTAGAACAATAACTGAAACCAATACTGATGCAGTAAGGGTTACTGTAACTTTTGATGCCCTCATCAATGTTAATGATAAAGGTAAGAATACAGGTGTTGATGTTGCCATATTTATAATTATCACTGAAAATGATGGAACTACAACACGTTTTGATAAAACTAATATCACTGGAACTAATCCAGCAGGAGGTATTTTTAGGCAGATTACAGTTCCCACATCAGCATTTGAAATAAGTGGTAGATCAAAAAGTGCTTATAGCAGAGATTTTAGGATAAATTTAAGGCAAAACACATCATTCCCCATACAAATAACAGTTGGGAGAGAAAGTGCTGACAGAACCAGTGAAAGAACAACTGATACCTTTAGATGGTCGTCTTTTACAAGAATAATAGATGAACAAAGACCATATCCAGATATAGCTCATGCGTATTTTCGTTTTGATTCGCAGCAGTTTTCAAGTATTCCAAGAAGGCTATTTAAAATTCGTGGAATTAAAATTAAAATCCCACATAATGCAACTGTAGATCAAACAAATGGAAGACTAACGTATAGCGGTACTTTTAATGGAACGCTTACTACGACTACACATTGGTGTTCTGACCCTGCATGGATTTTATTTGATCTATTAACAAATAGTAGATATGGTTTGGGCGAACATATTACTGAAGCTCAGTTAGATAAATATTCTTTCTATAGTGCTTCAGTTTATTCCTCTGCTCTAGTTGATGATGGTAAAGGAGGGCAAGAACCTAGATTTAGTTGCAATATAGTTCTTAATAAAAGAGAAGATGCGTATAAAACAGTAATGGCTCTTAGTTCTGTGATGAGAGCTATGACATTTTGGGGTGCAGGATCTTTAACACTTAGTCAAGATAGACCTACAGATCCCAGTTACTTATTTAATCTATCTAATGTCACTTCTGAAGGTTTTGTATATTCTGGTACGAGTTTAAAAACAAGATCAACTGTTGTATCTGTATCTTATTTTGATATGGATAATCAAGAAATAAATTTTGAAACTGTCGAAGATACTGCTGCAAAAAATAAGTATGGAATCATTCATAAAAAAATAACAGGTGTTGGGTGTACTTCTAGAAACCAAGCTAGAAGATTAGGTAGATTTATTTTGTTTGAAGAGCAAAATTCTACTGAGACTATTAGTTTTACTACTGGGATAGCAGAGGGTGTAGTTGTCAGACCTGGGCAAGTTATTGAAGTAAGCGACCCAGTAAGAGCAGGAATAAGGCGAGGAGGTCGTATTAACTCTGCTACCACCACTACCATTACTGTTGACAATACAACAGAAACAGATTTGGATAGCAGTAATGCTGCAACTGTTAGTGTTGTCTTACCTAATGGCACAGTTGAAAAAGGTGTTGTAGCTTCAATAAATGGAGCAGTAATTACAGTTAACTCAGTTACAAGGGCTGATGGAACAACTGCAACCAGCTTCACTTCTGCTCCTAATAGAAATAGTGTTTGGATACTTGAAAATACAGTTTTACAAACTACTCAATGGAGGGTTGTAAGTGTAACCGAGGATAAGGATAATTATGCAATTGTTGGAACGGCCTATAACTCAGGTAAATTTGCATTTATAGAAGATGGTTCTGCTTTACCTGTTAGAAAAATAACAGTTTTAAATGACCCTGTTCCATCTCCTTCTAATCCTACTGTTGCTGAAGAATTTTTTACCGAAGGTAACAGAGCAAGAACAAGGTTAAATATAGACTTTAATACTGTTCCAAGGGCTGTTGAATATGAATTAAGATATCAAGTAGATAATGGTAACTTCAAATCAATAAGATCCAGAAGTCCAGAATTTCAAATATTAGATTCTCTAGCAGGAACTTATAAATTTGAATTATTTAGTATAGATTCATCATTAAATACTTCAGCACAACCAACCACTTTTACTCATGTTGCTGTAGGAAAAACTGCTTTACCAGCCGATGTAACTAGCTTGACCATAGAACCTATAAGTAGTAAGACAGTCAGATTACGTTGGGATTTATCCCCAGATATTGATGTAACTCATGGTGGTCGTGTCTATGTGAGACATAGTACAAAGACTGATGGCACTGGTACTTTTTCAAATGCAACAGACTTAGTTCAGGCACTTCCAGGAAATTCCACATTTGCGGATGTTCCATATTTAGAGGGTGAATATATTCTTAAATTTCAAGATGATGGCGGTAGGTTTAGTGCTGGAGAAACAAGTGTAATTTTAGATTTACCAGATAATCTTGCATCTTTAATTGCTTTAACAAGAAGAGAAGACTTAGATACACCAAAATTTCAAGGCACAAAAACAAATGTTGCTTTTGATGCAACAACTAATTCTTTAAATTTAACTGGTGTAGGTTTATTTGATGCAATTACTAATTTTGATACAGAAGGTTCAATAGATGATATAGGGGGCATTGCTCCGTTAGGCACATACGAATTTGGTGGTGCAGCAGGAATATCTTTCTTAGATTTAGGCGGTGTATTTAGTCTTGATTTAAAACGACATTTTCTTACAGAAGCATTTTTCCCATCAGATTTAGTTGATTCGATTTCAGATATAGATGCAAGAGTAGATTTTGACGGAGCAACAGCTACTAAGGTTAATGCCGAAATGCTGGTTGCAGTTACTCAAAACGATCCGTCTTCTGGATCGCCTACCTATAGTGCGTTCCAAACATTCGCTAATGGAACTTACAAAGGTAGAGGATTTAAATTTAAAGTCAATTTAACAAGTAATGATCCTGACCAAGACATAAGAGTATTCCAATTAGGTTATACAGCTTCGTTTCAGAGGAGAACTGAACAAAGTACAACTGCCATTGCATCTGGAGCAGGGGCAAAAGCTATTACATTTACAAACCCATTCTTTACTGGAACTTCCAGTATTGGTGGAGTAAATTCAAATTTACCTTCAATCGGAATAACTGCACAGAATATGGCTAGTGGAGATTTCTTTGAACTATCTAATATTAGTGGTACAGGATTTACTGTTCATTTTAAAAATTCATCAAATGCTTCG